ATGACTTTTAAAAAAGCCAAACTTTTTCGATTTAAAAAAGATCAGAACGAAAGAATAACATGTATAAGTTATGATGACAATGAAGAATACTACTCCTTTTTGCGTGAATATAGATCAAAAGGATATAGACAAGTTATTATCACTACAGAAATAATGATAAAAATCATTGAGACATCTGTTTTGAATGATAATTTGTTTGTTTATAAAATAGAACTGGCAGAGGAAGACGAAGAATTAGAAAAGGAAATCGATCAGCTCCTAACGAAAACGCGGCACAATTCATCTTACTTTGCTTTACTTTTAGAAAAAATTCAATTTCTTTCCGAAAGATCTTCAATTGATTTATTCAGGGTATATGTAAAAAACCAATATCAAGAAAACACATCTTGTCTTAATTTCTTCCTGCAATCAAATGGTATAATCGGCATAGATTCTGAACATTTTGAAAATCAATCCAAAAAGATCTGTGAAATTGTGGAGGAATACCTGTTCTGACATGAAGCTATTATTGAAAATCATTTCTCCGATTATTGCATCTGTGCTTGGAGTGTTACTAACTAATAGCTTTAATTTATTTGATGTTATTCCATTTGTGCCTAAAGAAGAGTCTTTCGGTTTATGCATTATGGTATATTTTCCGATAATAGATGTAATTTTTAATTTTATATTCGAACATTTTTACAAATCATTTGTCGACAAATTCACTTCTAGATTGACAGCAACAATCACTTCTTATAATACAAATGTCGCCAATTGCGAAAATTTATCAATTTGTTTTGACAGGCATGATTTGGCAGAAGCAAAAATGAATGTTGAAATTGATGGATTAAAAAAACATTTTAAAAATACTGAATTGGTTATTTACAAGCCTGTGTTTGCAGAAATACAAATAGATAATTCTTCAGAACTAGTGATAACTGAATCTGACTGTTTGAGGATAAAACTTGACAAGTTGTTTAATCAACAAAATTATGTCAAATGTAAGCAAACTTTTAAATTCAGCCTGATACAAGATCCTGTTGATGGCGATACTTATTTTGACATAATTCCAAAGCTTGAAAATAAAAAATTAAATCTAATTTATAAGCACAATAAAGCAACGATAAAGGCGGTGGCAAAATAATGTCTGCAACAACAATTTGGAAAGATAAAACAACTAATGATCTCGAGCAAACTATCAAAAGTTTGGTTGACGAAGTTAAGCCTGACGAAAAATCTAGTATAGTTTGGGGCGACTGGGATATCCACAAGAAATTTGACAAAAACAAAGAAATCAAACTCGGCGGTCAAACTATCAAATATAATTATATCAGCTATTCTTACTCGCAATACTATACTAAAGAGCTTAAAGATCAATCTAAGATTTTTAAATCTGGTTTTATCATTGTTTATTCTAATGGCGAAACGATTTATTATATTGTAGACCAAAATTCATATGCTCAAAAGCTATTAAGAAAACTGTTATCCTATAATGGAAAAAGCGAAATAGAAAAGTCTACATATTCATTCGGCACTGACTTTTTTATTTGGCTTATTTATCGCGTATATAACTCAAATTATAACATCGAGATTTCTCCGGATGATAAAAAACTGAAACTAGATGCTATCAAAGGATTTAAAGGAGATACTGACGATTTACAAACAAAAGTTACAGCTACTGGTGAATCTGTGATGAATATAATCAGTACTCTTTCTTTTTTATTAGAAAGTAATAATCTTAATCAAGTAAAAGTTGACTTAAATTATTCTAAGCATTCAAATATAACACTGACTTTGCAAAAAGACACCGTATGTATAGACCCTAATTCGTACTGCGGTATTTTTGAAACAGACGAAACCAGTGAAGAAACTATTTCAAAATTGTACTTGATGGTATATTTAGAAATATTAGCACAATTGCGTCAAGAGTATTATAACGATATTGACAACGAAGATTGGAATACAAACGTACACAGTAACTTTTTACAACAAGTAGGAAAAAAGCTATCTGAGAAAATCGATGAAAAAACACAAGCAATCATGAACAAAAAACAGACTATTACAGAATAATTTTCAGCATACAAAAAAATCCCCCGACAGAGCCTTATCGCTCCGCCGGGGGATTCTGTCATTTTACTTCTTTATGAGGTACTTAATATTGATCGGGCTCTGAATATCAAAAATATCGTTTGTATCCTTACCGAGTACAGCACGATTGCCGACAACTTCGGTGACTATCCAGATCTTTTCAAACAACCAGTCCTTAAGCGGATTCGTTTCGCCGTACCAGGTTGCCCCATGCTTTATCTGCACACGGTCGCCCTTACGAATCTCTGCCGCAGGCTTGCTATCAGCAGTTTTACGGCCTATATCACTAACTTTAACCCAGCCTGTCACTGTGCTGCAGTCTTTCGGTGTAGTGATACGTATTCTGCCGTTTAAAACATCATCAGCGGTGTGTATGTAATATGTGCCTGTCAGATGATTTGCGGGCTGTGAGGTCGTTGAAGAGCCATACAGTGCGGTGTTTGACAGCTGTACTGCGTCACCTGCCTTGTATGTCTTTTCTGTGGGTGTAACAGGTTTCACCGGCTCTGACAGCTTATCTGCGGTGCTTGTATGTGTTTTATACCAATAGTCAATCTTTGCAGGATAATTTATAAAGCAAATATCCCCGTCAACATCCTTGCCTGCGATACTGTCAACACCCCACTGCCACATTTTCTGCCCGTAATCGTATCTGCTTGCATAATCCGGGCTTTCTGTCCAGTGTGCAAGCCATATATCAACATCTGCAAGGCGGCTTTTGTCATAGTAATTTTCCATCCACGAAGGATTAGCATAGACACCGGACGGCAGTCCGATAGCGGTCATTTCGGCGCAGAATTTGAGCGCCATATCAGTACGCTGTGCAGTTGTCAGCTTATCTATCTGCGCCTGTTCTTCAGCGTCAAAAAATATTGGATATGACGGCTTTAAGCCTTTTACTGCCTTCTTGCAAGCGGACAACTCAGCCTTAAACGCATCGTCAGATGTCGCTTCAAAGTACCAGTAAAGCCCGTAATGGATATTTCTTTTCTGGCACTCGGAGAGATTGCGTCTGAAGTAAGTGTCCTCGTCCGTGCGTATGCCGGCACGGATAATTACAAACTTCACGCCTGCCGACACAGCCGCCGTAAAATCGAACTGCTCCTGCGCCCTGCTGATGTCAATGCCCTTAACTTTTAACATATTATTCTTCCTCGCTTTCGCTCTTATTTTTAATCTGTTCCATTATGTTGGTTAACTTCTTCGGCACCGGAAGCCCCAGTGCGGCGGCATTCTCGATAATGCTGATACCCTCGTTTGCCATGTAGAACAACATCACGGCCGACATTGCGGCAGGCGTTCCACCGAGTATGTATGTATCGGCAATGTGGCCGACCGCAACAAATACCAGTATCAGAAACTTCTTTGCCAGCCCTCTGAAACCAACCTCTGATGATAAACGCTTTTCAATTATGGCCACAATCACGCCTGTGATATAGTCCAGTGCCATAAACGCTATCAGCGCCCAGAACAGCCCCGTAACTTCTCCATACATAAAGCCTAAAACCGCTCCGACAGCACCTGCTATGCTGTCAATAATTATCTGTATCTTGCTCATTTTTTCGTCCTTTCCGCCTATTAGGCGTCTTCATCTTTTCCCTGCTTTGCCAATATGGCGAGAGCTTCCTCACTATCGTCGGGAATCACCCTCGCTCCCTGCATAACTGCGTCCTCAGTTTCGATGCCACCGAGGACAAACGTTCCGTCCGGAAATATCTGCATTTTCATCACCTACGCTCTCTTGTTTGTGTATTTTATCATAAATGACAGGGTTTTTGTTCCTGTCAATGACATCGTAACGGTGCCGTTCTCGATTTTCAGATGCTCGACAGAATCGCCGACTGTCAGCACATCTCTGTCGTAGAATGTGGCACTTGTCAACGTCAAAACAATACGGTTTCTGATAGGGCTTGCGTTGTTGTCATAGTACGGCTCAATCTCTACCTGATTGTAGCCTTCGCCGTATGTGGCATAGTCAAAACTTTTGGGTAATTCTGACGTTACAGTGCCATATATAACTATATCCGTATCACACATCCACGCTCGCCATATATTATCGTCACACCAGCGTGTGTACGACCGCTTTCTGGTAACGGACGTGTACCTTTGGACGCTGTTAAATGCGTCGGCATTCACATAGCGGATATTGTCAACAGTAAGCTCAAAAGGCTCATTTGCAGACACGGGGCGATTTGATATATTCTGTGCGGATGCCGATGTGCAAAAATACCGTCTGCTTTTGCCCTTGTCTGATGCCGTGTTCAGCGCAATATTGTTTAAATCGATAGTCTGCCCGGTTATTTCTGTAGCCTTGAGATAATCCTTGCTATCAAGTGCCATCTGTGTCGCTGTCGATATAGGCTTGTCTATATCTGCGGTGTTGTCTACATTGCCAAGTCCGACCTCGCTTGCCGTGTACACAGGCTTGCTTTCAGCTTTTGCCCAGTCCGATATTTTGTCTGATTTCAGATACGCCGACAGATTCACCGAGATAACCCCGTCAGCCGTTACCGATATATTATCGCCTATCATCACACCGCCGAGCGTGTCAGCAGTCGCTGTAGGAAGAACATACCCCACACCGCCATCGGCTATCACTTTCCCTGCGACATGCAGATTGTATTCTCTATCAACCCACAATGCGTCAAAAGGATTGTCGGCTGTTCCACCTCCGATTACAAATCTTGCATTAGTTTCTTTGTTATACATGCCGAAGGCAACCGTTTGCGAATACGCCTTTAAGCCAGTGCCAAAAGCGTAACTGTTGTTAACTGCTTGGCTCTGACTTCCAATTGCCATTGAATCGCTTTTTGCAACACATTTGTATCCATGTGCAATTGCATAACCTCCTGTTGCTTTACTTCCTGCGCCGCTAACAATCGAATAATCACCACTTGCAGTGTTATCTTTACCCATCGCATAAGAACATTCGCCGCTTGCTATGCTTAACCAACCTTCTGCGTGCGAATGATTACCGCTTGCCGTGCATAATTCTCCACCTGCATAAGAACACTTGCCACTTGCCGCGCTACTAAGCCCTCCTGCGTGTGAATAATTACCACTTGCTGTACAGCTTCCCCCTTCCGCATGAGAAGCATAGCCTGTCGCTTGAGCCGATTTGCCCTCTGCGTGAGAGCATTCGTTGCCAGCTACACAATCCTTTCCCTCAACGTGTGCTACTCTTGCACCCTCAGAGACATGACTATTGTTTCCCTCCACATGGCAACACTGCGTATCATACTCTGCATAGCAGTTAACGCCTTCCACGTGATTTAATCTGCCCACACAGTTGTTCATTCTGCCTTCAATGTGATTGTTTGATGCCTTTTTATCTGATGGACACGATGTTCGGCTCGCTTCTGTGTTTTCTTCACCTTCGATATGTGTTGCCCAGCTACGAATAGCACCTTCGCTATCCATTCTGTTTTTATATCCTTCAACGTGCGAGTAATTGCCATATGCCGTGTTGCCACTGTAATCATTGAATATCTCGCTGGTCTTGTCGGTATCGGTAAACTTTCCGACACCGCCGGCATTACCGGTAGTAATTTTGTTATTTATGATTTTCTGCGTATTTCCTGCCGTTGCCTTGTTCAGTACATTAAGCACCTTCAGCTTTTTGTCACCGCAGACATAGCTTTGCGTATGCTTGCTGTTTGCGTACTCGTCCGTGATTTCTGTTATGACCGTTTCGTACTCCACCCCGTCAATGCGAATAGATACCTTCTGCGCAAGCTCAGGTTCGGCTTCGTCATCCATAAACAGCGGTTCTATCTCAAAGTCATCAGATACCACATATTCTTCTGCCGCCTTAAGTGCGTATCTGTCTATCTCGGCTACACTGTCGGTATCAACGTCAAGTACTACCTCTTTACGTTTTACTCCGCTTGCGGTATCATTGGGACGTTTCACACATTTTACCGTGACATCATCACCGCTACCGACTACGGCATATATAGCATTTTTGTATGCCGATGTTCCGTCCTTGCGTGTGTAACTCTTGATGTTGTATCTGCTCTCGTCTATGATGATAACAGGCTTATCCTCGCTCGATTCCATGTGCGGATTGTAATTGTCACCGTCTTCCGCATTGTCATCTATGATCAGGCGCATATCGTAAAAATGCGTCTTGCAGTTTTTCAGCAGATTAAAAATTGCCGTACTGACCGGCTCAAGACGTGTCATGTAGCGGTCATTCTGTAAGCCTGTAAGCGGCGGGTCTGCATTGATCTGATTTACAGGCATCGTTATACCGAACATACCGTATATCTGTCTGTCACTGTCTGTAGCGTTTACGATATTGTAATTTATAATGTCCGAGATACACGAAAATGTAGTGCCGCTTGTGACATAATAGCCGTATGTTCCCTTATCCTGCTCTTCTTTCGGAAAAAGCGTGACACGAAGCGCAAACAGATACTTTAAGTCGTATCCGGTGACGGTTATCTTATCGTCCTTCTTCTCGATATCCGTAATATAAAGAAACGTTCCTCTTACTATACGCTTTGTCGGATCGCTCGCTATATATGTCTGACCGAGCTTTTCTCCGACTATCAGCATACGGTCCGGCTGTATACATCCGGCTTCATCTGCGTGTGTAGGCATTGTCATCTCGAAACTGCCGATGTCGTATGCTCTGCGTGTATATTTGAAGCTTTCGACATCAGATACGATGCCGACAAGATTCTGTGAGAATTTCGGCTTCTTTGCCGATAAAAAATCGTATACTCTAACTATCATCAGATACTCCTTACATAATCAAAACGCACCAGCTTTGCTTTTATCGTACCCACTGTTGCATTATTCTTCACCGATAAAGTGTTATTGCCGGGATAGATATACTGCGATGTTGACTTTATCAGGTCGATACCGGAACGTTGTGAATACGGTATATATACCTTGCCGAGAAGTCCCCAGTCGATGTTTATCACATCACTTGTACTCAAGTATTTTGTCAGCTGAAGTTCTCCGGTTATCGTTTTGCTACCCCGCTGTGGCTCTTTTCCGGTAATACTCATATAGCTGTACGGTATCGCTTTATCTTGACCGCTAAGCGTAATTATAGCTGAATGCGTGTCTGTGCCTGCCATGCTGACAGGTGCCGATATGTAAAGCATAGCAGGCACTTTGTCCTCCGTCTGCGCTGTGAAATTTACCGACTGCGTTTTTCCTGCGGCTGCCGACAATTCCACATCTGCCGCTTTTACACGCCAGAACGGAACGTATGACAAAATCGTTATTTTTGATGCGCACAGCACTCCTACCTGCCGTTCTACCGCAGGAAGCTCACTGACAACGCCCTCAATCTGATATGTCTTGCCGGCGCTGTTCGTGTATTTCAGCGTACCTTCAACACCGGCAGGAAAGTACCGCAGGAGCTTTCTGCGAAGCTCGTACATCGTAGCCGGCTTTCCGCTGCGAGGAAGCAGAGCGATTTCTGCGGTGATAGTACGGATATTTGCTTTTGCGCCGTAAAATCCCGCACCGTCAAAGCCTACACGCTCGGAGCTGTCGTGCTTATATCCGAGTGCATTTCCCTCAAAGCTAAGCAGGTGGAGCGGTATATATCCGTCTGCGTCAGCTGATGTGTTGACATCGTCTATCGTTACCGCCGTGCCGAGAACGGTTGAAAATGTGATTTTCTCCATACTTTATTCCTATCTGATTACAATATCGTCCATCAGTGCATCTTTGACTGCCTTTGTTATCTGAGCCATTGTCAGAGCCGTACCGATAAGGTTAACGTTCGCCGTGTTATTTCGTGTGTTGTTGTTATTGACTATGCTTTCAACAGATTTTGAGCCATCGGCCATAGCTGATATTATCTGCTGTACGGTTTTCAGGCTCTCATTGATTGCGCTGATCTGATTGTTGTAGCTTTTCTGCTCGCTTTCATACTTTGCGTTTGCGGCATCTTTTCGTGCCTGTGCGTTTCTCTGCCATTCTTTTTCTGCTTTATCGTCATACAGTCCCTGTAACTTTTTCTCCATCTGCTCACGGGAGAATTCGTCAAGCTGACTGTATTTAAGCTGTGCTTTAACTTCGTTTATCTGCTTTTCGAGGTCGTTGTCCTCATTCAGACGTTTGCGGGCTTCAATTTCATCATCAATAGCCTTTATAGTAGCATCACGAAGCTCTTTCTTTGCTTCAAGTTCACGCTTTATAAGGGCGATTTTTTTATCTGCTTCGGTCTTGTATGCCTCCGAAGCCTTTTTGATTTCATTGTCTTTACTGCTTTCTGACTTCTTGGACGAATTCTCGGTACTGCTGAAACTGCCAGCTTCCATATAGGTATCGAAGTTGTCATACATTGCCTGCAGTGCGTCACGCTTGAGCCTTAGGTCCTTTTTCGCTTCCCATGCCTGCTGATCGTAGTATGAGTTGATGTTCGGCGTGCCGATTGTCGCATCATACTCCGCTATCTGTGAAGCAAGCTTTGCCTTTGCAAGCTCTTTGTACGCTTCTGTGTTCAGCTTTATTTTGCCTGTTTCGTTGTCAAGACTGATACACTGCGTATACCCTGCGTCTATAAGCTTCAGCATAGTGTCATAAGACACACTGCCGTTCTTTCCCTGCTCTGCGTAGGCGGAAGCCAGCTCGTTAAGATTCTTGACGAGCGTCGATGTGCTGTCGGCAAGTTCTTCGGTGGTTTTTATGTTATTGTTTTTGGTCTCGGTGTTTTCTTTGGTTTCCTTTGTTGTGGTTTCTGTTGCGGCGGCAAGGAGGGCTTCATCTTCGGCGGCTTGGGCGGCTAAATTTGTATACTCCTTGTATTTGTCGGCGGCTATATTGTATATTTCCGATTCCTTCTGTCCTACCTGCACAAGATAATCTATATAATCTTTGTATGCCTGTGCTTTTTCAGCAAACGTTTCGCCTCCGATTTTTACAACACGTATTGTTCCGCCTGTACCCATTCCGATAGGCGCATTCCCGATTTTTATATTTGGATTAGTTATAGTGCCGTTTTCTATATCCTTGATACCGATGGTGGAACCACCAAGTTCCTGACCTACATTATTTCTTGTGTTTGTTATTCCTTCTTCGGTCAGAACTCTCTGTGCCTGATTATTCTTATTTACAGCCGCCTGCGCTTGAATCCTTGCATTTTCTCTCTCCGCTTCCGTTGCCGCCTGCAGTTTCTTTATATTTTCTTCATAACTGCCGTTCACAAGATCTATAGCGTCCTTAGTATTGCCGTATGCGCTGTTAAGCTGTTCCTGCAGATCTTTCAGCGTCTGTGTTTTCTCGGCGGCGGACTGAACCTTAGTAGCGGCGGATTCATATTTCGCCATCAATTCTTCAAGCGTTTTAGCCTTATCGACCGATTTCTGCGCCTCGTCAGATAGTTCGGAAGCTGCCTGCGTAAGTTCCTCAACAGATTGTGTAGCGTTGTTTGTTGTGGCAATGAATGTCGCTATTCCTGCAACTGCTGTCAACACAACCGAGGCAATAAACACATACGGGTTTGCCGCACCGACAGCGTTAAATGTCGCCTGTGCAGCTGTTGCCTCCTTTGCAGCTGTTGTAAAGTGCTGTATTGACGCTACCGCCGCACTTATGACATTACCCATTCCGATGGCAATTTTAAATGTACCGAGAGCCACAGCCCCCGCTATTATTGCTTCCTTGAAGTCAAGCCCTACAGAGATAGCCTGCTTCAGAAAAGCGATAAGGTTTTTCAGCAGTACGCCTACTCCCTGCGCCCACTTATCGAGCGTTCCGTCCTCCTCCCACTCTGCTAAGAGATCGGACGCTTCCTGTAATGCCGACTTTACTTCTCCGAAAGCGCCCTCGCCCATTTTACGCATAAATTCGGACAGATTATCCTGCAAGGTACTGAGCATACCCTGCATAGTCTGCGACTGCTTTTCCATCATTCCCGCAAACTTTCCGTTACCTGTTGTAAACCCAGTTATAGCCTTGTTCAGTGCGTCTATGCCGACCTCGCCCTTTGATACCATTTTTGAGAACTCTTCACCGGTCACGCCTATGCTTTCGGCAAGTGCTGTCTGAAGCGGTACACCTGCCTCCGTCATCTGCATAAGTTCTTCGCCGGTGACCTTGCCCTTTGCAAGCATCTGACCGTATGCAAGCGTTATTCTGTCCATTTTCTCGGCGTTTCCACTCGCAAGGTCACCGAGCTTTGTCATAGTGTCAATCAGATTGCTTTCATCCACACCATAGCTCATCAGAAGCGAACCGCCGGAGATTACGTTTTCAAGCGTAAGCGGTGTCTTTGCGGCAAAGTCCCGCATTTTCTCTATCATTGCCGACGCTTTTGACGCAGAACCGAGCATAACCTCAAGAGATGTCGTGTGCTGCTCCATTTCGGCATTTGAGCCTATCAGCAGATCCCACAGTTTTTTACCGCCGTAAGCCGCAATAAAGCCGGTTATCAGCGTTTTCATCTTTTTCATCTCATCGGAAACACCGGAAACGCCTGCTTTTTGTTTTTTTAGTTCGTTTGTGGTATTTTTAAGCCCGTTTTTTAAGTCAATCTGCTCGGTTTTAAGCTGTGCGGCTCTGGTGCGAGCCTTGTCAATCTCTTTTTCAAGCTCCGCCATACGGGCTTTCTGTTCTTTTGTAGCCGTGCCGTTTTCTTTCTCGGCTGTTTTCAGTTGATCGAGTTCTTTTTCGTATTCCTTTGTTTTTTTGTTTGTGTCAGCAAGCTCTTTCTTGTTCGTTTCAAGGGCTTTGTTAAGCTCAGTAAGTTGAGCTTTTATCTCCTGCACGCCCTTAGAAAATTTTGTACTGTTAGCCCCGAAATTCGCAGTAAGTTCCTGTGCCATTATTTTTTACCTCCCTTTTCCCACAGTTCTTCTATTTCATCACGGAAGCGGTTTTCTGCAAGCTCCGTGATAGCTTTTTTCTTTGATATAAGCGCCGCTCTGATGTGTGAGTATGCCTGTACAGCGCCTATTTTTCTGCCGAGCTTATCCTTGCCGCCTTTCTTGCGGCTTTTCTTGCCCGGCCTGCCAAACTCGATAATCACGCTTTCAGGATGTGCTTTAATTGTAGCTGTGTCATACCCGGCTTTTACCTTATACAGCTTGCCTGTTTTCGTTATCTGCTTTGACAACAGGCCGCTGAGCTTTGTCGGAGATCCGTCTTTATTCGACCTGCCCTGCAGCATTCGCCGTTCTTCGTCTATCAGTTCATCGCCGACTTCTTCAAGAATTTCGGGGATGATCTTGTTGTTCAGCTTGCTATCCATTTCGTTTACTACTTGAATTAGATCTTTAAGGTCCATTCCGGATAAATCAAGAGTAAATAAATCATCGGACATTTTATCGTTCCTTTCGATGTTTTGGGCATAAAAAATCCACCCCTTTCGGAGTGGATGATTTATTCAGTTTTGGGCAATAACAATGTTAATAATTAACAAATCCCGTGATTTCGGTTACCATAAGTTCTTCAGAATCCGGCTTTTTAGGCTCTACAACAACATAGACAGAGTTTCTTTTTACATCACCTTGCAGATTTGAGTATTCAACATCCATGATAACGATACTCTGTAAAATGTTTTCGGTTTTCGACTGTAAAATAAACGCACTCTCATCATCTCTGATTACTTCGTAATCGGGATACAGTGTCTTCTCTATTTCTTTATTAAACTCATAATTATCATCGTTTCTATTGTAAACACTTACTCTATGCTTTACCATACCTTCACTTACCGATTTTACTTCGTAATTGATTATGTTGATGCCGTTATAGTTCAAGATAAGTTCTGCTGATCCGTAAGAAGATATATTGCCCATTTCATAAAAATCCTCTTCTTTAAAATATTGCATAAACTTATTTGCCGTATCTTCTGCCGGCGAACCGGAACAGCCCGTTGAAATAATAGCAATTAAAACAGTAAAAAATAAAAACAAAAACTTTTTCATATTTATCCTCCTTTATAATGCAATTATTATATCACAAAGTCGTTTTGATTGTCAATATTGCACGAACACACCGCAATCGCCATTGAGTATCTCCTGCTGAAGCAGATACACCGCATTTATCAGCGACACCACCATATCGACCTTGCCGGCAGAGCGCTTTTTATTGACGTACTTGTTCAGGTTCGTGTCCTCTGTACAGCGGGCATTGCTGAAATTTATTTCAAGCAGTTCATTCTTTGCAAACACTATATTTCCCGTGAGTATCTGTTCTTTGAGCCACTTTGTCGGAGCGTGAAGCACGCTTGAATGCTGTCGTATCTCTACGCACTCTATCGGATCATCGGCGCTTTCGAGCTTCTGCACCGTTGACAGCGCATTCCAGCGGTCAAAGCCGAGTTGAGCTATTATAACGCCGTACTTTTCTTTCAGCGTCAGTATGTAATTCTCGACAAAGCCGTAATCTATGATATAATCGCCGCACGCAAAGCAATCACCGTTTGCAATATGCGTCTTGTAATTAACGTGTTCCTTTACCGATTTTTTCTCTACCTTTTCGGCAGGAACAAACGCTACCACTTTAACATATATCTTGCCCTCGTGATAGCATATCATAGCGAGCGCCGTGTTATCCTCTGTCTGAGAGAGGTCAAGTCCGAGATAGACTACCTTCCCCCGCCAGAACTCGTCAGGCACGTCCTGCGAGCAGTTCTGTACGGATATAAGGTCAACATAGCCCTCACTGCCTACGCCCTTGTACTGAATATTACAGTGCTTGCAGAGGAAGTTCTCACGTTTGTTTTCGTACAGTACGGCAAGCTGGCGGTTGTCTTTCAGTTCCGAGAACAAGTCCGCATTGTCAACAGCTACAGGGTTCGATTGATACAGCACGCTGTCGTTTGTTTTCCAGTCAGGCACAAGTTCAATATCCGGCTCATAAAGCAGAGCAAAATATTTCTTGCCGGAACTGTACACCCCGTCAAGCTGTTTCTTAGCTATGTCGATTTCGTCTTTTAAGCCGTTATCATCATTCGGGTACTGTGTGGAAATAAGTATTCCGAGCTTGCTCTTAAGCGTAATCTGCGAGGATCTCATTGCTTCAACCGGATAGCCGTCCATAGCCCCGACTTCATCGGCAAGGAACAGATGCGCCAGCTTACCGTCCAGCTTATCCTTACTATACGCAAGCGGAGTATACTCCGTATCACACATCAGACAGCGTATCTCAGACCGCATAACCTTGAAATGCTTTTCAAGCAGCGGAGAGGATTTTATAATTTTCTTGATAGCAACTTTAAGTTCGCTCGACAGCTTTAAGTCGGGAGCTACAGAGAACAGACGGGAAAATCGGGGCAATGTCAGCATACCGATGATGAATATTACCGCCGCTGTGAACGTCTTGTAGTTCTTTCGGGCGATTTCGAGCAGTCCCGTGCTGTAATACAGCTTCCCGTCTGTTTTCGTGCAAAGCACCGCATATATAAAAAGCTGGCTGTAATCTTCAAGCGATGAGTACATATCACGGCCTAAGTCCGGGTGCTGTATGGCTTTGAGCAGTGCGGTTATCTTGTTCCATTCCTGAACATCTACATAACCGTCATCGACAGCTTTAAGCCATTCGGCGCACTGCTTTCTGACGTATCTTCCGACCTTACCGGAGCTGTCCTGCGATGCCCACACGGCGTATTTGTACGCACGGCTGTCTTTAATCGTCATACTGTACAAACCTCTCTGTTGGGGCTTTGTACCCCATAAACGTTGCGTAGTCGTTCCATCTGTCCGTTATTTCGTACAGCGTGGAATACGTAAATTCTTCCTCCGTCCGTCCCATAATATCTATAAACAGACTGCGAAGCTTCTTGAAGTCGGGCTTTTCTTCTGTTGGCTTACTTCCCACTATCGGCGCAGGAAGTGCGGCGGTAGTAGCGGCAAGCACCTTGTCCTGCAGGTATTCCTGCGACAGTTCTTTTATCATATATGCCACTATCTCGGAACGCTTTACAGGGTCCGCTCCCAGTTCATCAAAGCAACATCTCAGTCCCGCTCTGATGTAGTCAAGCGGCAGAGGAAAAGTAAGCTCAAACGGGCTGATGCCCTTTTCTTCCGCTTCTATAAACGCTTTTATGTCATATCGCAGATATAAAGTATCTGTGATGTAAATTTTCTTGTTTAAAAGTTCTGTGAACATTGTTACTCCTTTTTGGGTATAAAAATACCGCCCTTGCAAAGAGCGGTGAAATTATTAAGTTATTTATGCAATTGGTGCATACGAAATAAAACAAAGCGAACAATTTTAGTTTTCAATTACTTCAAAAAGTTCAGGCGGGAACAAATAGTCTTCATCTAATTCTGTCATTATACGAAACCAACCCTTTTCAACTGATATAACATTATAAATTTTTCCTTTTTCAATTGCCACGAGCTCTTTACCGATATACTTTACTTTCATTCCAACCACTCCTTTATAAAAAATTCGTACTTGCCTACGCTTTCGCATTGCACCCAATGTACTTCGGCTTTACGTTCTTCACCATAATAATCAACAACGCCCTTGCCTTTGCAGTGTTGCCAGTCATTAGGCTTTCCGCCATAACGTTTTGCGTATTTATCTGCTTTACGAAATATAGTTTTTGAACCTTTCCCAGCAAAAACTTGTACGTCTTGTATTTTTGTTCCTTCTGAAAAATGAAAAGTATCACCGGTTTGCAAATCCATAATATTATAATTTTTAGCTTTTGCGCTTAGTGACTTTCCTATTTCAATATCTTCCAGTTTTATTATACCACTTTCTCCGCCGTTGTCAACCCCGTTACCGCTTGTAAATCTGCCTGTGTGCGGATCGTGGTTATGGTTATACCTGAGCAGTATTCCTATCGCTTCAAGGCATCTTTCCTCTATATCCGCAAGGAACGGATCGTAAAGTTCACTGCGGCATAAATCAAGCAGTTCTATGTATCTTAATATCAGCTCCATTTTTCACCTGTGGATAATTTTCGGGGCAGTTTCCTGCCCCGTCATATCTGTACTTTTTTACACTTCAGCTACAATAACGCCTGAAGCGGTCGCAAACCATGCGTCAATGCTCGCCTTGTCTGTAACGGGATCAAGACCCTTTACACAGTACATATCAACGCCTGTGTTGATAAGCGCCTTGTAGTTTGCCTGCAGTGCAAGGCTATTGAATGTTACGCCGTTCTCATTGGTTGTCTGTACGTTCTCGCCCTGTGAAGTGAACTTGCACTTGGGGAACTTATACAGGTTTATCTTGCCGTCTGATGTCATAGTGCTGTAGATGCACATTACATCGGGTACAACATCGTCCTTGCCGCTTTCAAGCACGCCTGTTGACGTATTTACCTTTGCGCCGAAAAGTGCCACCTCGTCGGCGGTGTTGGTGTTTACGATTGTTACGTCAAGCGTACCGCCTGCCTTAGCTACATAGCTGTCAACCTCAACGCCGCTTGCATACTGCGATGCGCTGTTCATCTTAGGAGTGTACTTTGTTGTGATGAGTATGTCCTTGATCTCGGTCACGTCACCGTATGCCAGCGTATCGGCGTTATCCGTTGTCAGCGGCGCATACGCAAAACGCTTGGTGCATACAGCAGACTTACGATCTGTACCCTGTATTACTTTTGCCATAGTTATGTCCTTTCCTCATAGAGCGTAAACTCCATGACTAAAATTTTTCTGTTGGGATAAACATCAAACTGCGACAGATCGGTAGTGCCGGTAAATATACCGCCTACATTCTCTATCGCCGTCTGCGTTTTGTCATACAGCTCAATGTCTGCCTGCGGCGAAAATACGCTCACAGACAACGCATACTGCCGTATATTTGCCCTGCCGGAGCTGAAGAACGTATCTCTGTACGATAAATTGTACACCGCATACTTCTCCGGCTCTTCGCCGTCCTCAAACTCAGGCATATAGCTGTAAAAATGCTCAAATACCGCCGAGAGTGCCGAATCAATCTTTTCTGTTATCATTGTCAGCCTCCTCTCGCCAGTATCAGCTTTATATGCAGGTCGCTGTCGGCCGCTCCGGTTGTTTCAACGTGATACCGCTTGCCGTCAATCTGTACGACAGACTGACCGCTGTATTCACGTCTCCACATATACACCGTAAGTTCCGACTTGTATCCTGCCGTTTCGGCGGCATATTTTGCCGTTACGCCAGGCTCGGAAACCTTTGCGTATACGGTCTTTACCGCCCTGTCCGCTTTGCCCTGCGAGCCGTTTTTCTGCTCGGAGGATATGAGCGTGATTTTTCTGTTAAATGTCATTCTCATTCACTCCGTTCAACAGATTTACGCTGTGCAGGGCGAGTATCTGAGCGGTCACGGGGTTCTGTGACGCTCTGTCGGACGAGAAGTCACGGGAGGAATACATATCGTTTATAAGCACTAAGTAAGCCACCGTGATGTCTTCGTATTCGTCTATTTTCGCATCGTCAAGCCCCGTATAGCCCTTGATATAGGATTTCGCCGCTCCGGCACAGATTTCAAGCATTCCGTCCTCGTCATCGCTGACACCGCAGAATGCCTTAATCTTTGCGCTTGTTACCTCGCTTAGCTTCACTTTTCTCCTCCTTGTCTACAGGCACTATGTACCCGCAGGAAAGCAGGTCGTTCAGCACAGGACCGGCAGGGATCTCACGCTCCTCGCCCTTTGCCATACTGACGGTGCCTGAAAAGTTGGTCGTTGCCTTTACTGTCATAGGTTATTAGCCTCCTGCCTTCTTCATTTTAAGGGCGGCTATCTTCTGAGCGTTCTCGACCTTTGCGTCAATCTCCACCCAGGCGATAACGCCGACAGCGTGCTGTGTTGCGTACTTTTCGTTGAGTATCTGGATAGACACGTCCTCGGAGGTCTTAACTGCAAGGCCGCTCATATCGCCGTAGTAGACAGCTGTCTTTTCGGAAGCAATAGCCGATACGCTGTCGGTTGTGTATACAGGCTTGCCGAACAGCGTATAGCCCCACTTTGCCGTTGCATCGGGATTAAGGATATATCTGCCCTCGTTGTCCTTGAGCTTTCTTATAGCGGTTCTTGTAGCCTTGTTCATTATCCAGCAGGCATTATCCTGATATACGTCGGGGATTGTTTCCTGCAGGTCGATAAGCTCGTCTGCCGTGATAGCTGTCGCCGATGCGGTCGTTACCACCTGTGTAACGCCTGCGGCAAGACCGTCTATCTTGCTTGCTGTGCCGTTGATAAGCTGGTTTTCAATCCACTTTGCCGCTGCAATTGAAACCTCGTTTATAACGTAAGAAACGATGTCAAACTGCGAGTTGTTGATAAGGCTTCTTGAAACCTTTGAGAGTGCGCCTGCAAGATAGCCCTTGAGTTCAATGCTGAGGAACTTGCCCGATGTGCTTGCAAGGTCCGTAAACTCTGTAGCATATGCCATTGAGATAGCCTGCGTTTCTTCGTCGTAGTATGGAATCGAGAGCGTACCTGCAAGCGTGTATCTCGTTGCCATCTGATAGATAGGACAGATGTCGATAACCTTACGGATTATCTTGTTTGCGATAGTTGCAGGAATAATTGCGCCGTTATCGCCCTTTGTCAGATTGACATCTTCTCTTGTTTCGACTATCTGGCCTGTACGCAGATAATTTTCGAAAGCTCTTGTCTCTGCCTGCTCCTTGTCGGTTGCTGTGCCGTCTGACTTTGCGGAGTTCAGATTAAGAGCGTTCTGCTCCTCGATAGAGCGGATTGTCTTGTTCAGTGCTTCGACTTCCGACTTCTTAGCGTCATAGTCTGTCTGCTCCTCTGTTGTCATCGCTCTTGTTTCTGCTGTAGCCTTATCGCAGAGTGACTTCATATCGGCGATAAGAGCATTTCTCTTTTCGATGAGTGCTTTTAAATTCATACTGTTTCCTTTCCGTCGGAGTAATCCGACATAAGCTGTAAAATTTCTATTTCCTTGCTGTAATCGGGGATAAACTCCCGGATTTCGTCTGTTACTTCGACCGTATCGTTTTCGGCACTGCGCTGTTCCGTCACGGTCGTTTCTTCGCCTCTCGTTTCTATTGACGTTGCAATGTAAGCGGGATTGCGGTTGAGAATTGACACCTCGTGCAGTGTCAGCCCCGTAATCATTCTGCGCTGAACTCCCTCATCACACGGCTCAAGGTACGCCTGTGCTCCCGAAAAGCCGAAGCTCCACCCTGTCAGATGTCCTGCTCTCGCTTCTGCAATTACCTCTCTGTCGGTGATGTCGGCTTCTGCACGAAGTCCTATGCTATCTTCACGCAGTTTAAGCGTTCCGTCTGTAGTGTCAAGCACCTTGCTGTGATTGAACCTCAGCTCGACCTTTGGATGATCTTTAAGGCTTTTTGCAAACGTACCGCTTACGATACGCTCGACAAACGGAGTTGTCATACCCGGTGCCATTGATGCAGGCAGCTGCTTGCTGTCACGCTCGACAGCGTTTACATATCCGCTGATGTGCATAAGATCAGCGGAACGGATTTCGATTTTCATTTTTATCACTCCTTTCTGTGTTATGGGTATAAAAATACCGCCCCTTTCGGAACGGTAAAATTATTAAATACTGATTTTCCCGGACATCAGATCAGGAAGAAGCGCATCTCTAAACTCAGCAAGGAATATGTTTTCCTGCTCGTTTAAATACATAATATGTTGCTTCCACATTTGAAAAACTGCCGTAAAAATTGTTGACAAATGTTCGGGATTGTTTGCTTTGAATGTAAATTCATTCTTGTTTTTCGTAAACTGAATATAATCTTGCTTTAAAATGCTTTGACCGGAAATTTTCTTATAAAATTCGTTTTGCTCATCATATGCCGTGTCTGCTTTAAACGTGGCAACATCAAGCCCTAAAGCCTTTGCAAGTGTTTCGTTTATTACGAGTTTGCAAGAATTTTTCTCTGCAATTATTCGGTTAATATCGCTCATTATTTCGGAATAATCTCTATGAACAGCTATGTATTCTTCAAGTTCTATGTATTTCGCAGGACTTAAAGAATAGTTCATACTTTTTATGTCCTGCATTCCAGGGGTTGCCGACAATCCGTCATTAACAGTACGCTTTGATATAATATCAACTATTTGCTGGATATTATCGTCAGAAAGCACATTGAAAGTTTTCTTGTAAACTCTGTTTTCGTGAGAGCTTCCGCCAAATTGCCCCTTTTGCTCTCTGTCAGCTTGCACACAATTCTTTCTCATATCTATCATCGAAACAGATGTTGTTTGGCGTTCTTTTTTCAGTGCATAAATACACGTTGAAATATCGGTGCTCTCAAACATTTTGTTCGGTACAAGAACGATGCTATCGACAAGATTGTTATTAATAAGTTGTTCCATGATGCTTTGCTCTGACTGGTTTTTTTGCTCAAGAACAGAACAAGGAAGTATCATTCCGCAAGTCTTCGCAGACTGTATTCCTGCAAGCATAAAAGCATAATCAGCGCAACCGCTGGGCGGAATTCCGTATTTGTACCGTTCGTTAAGAGCCGCAAACGGAGGCGGCGTAAACTTCAGATGATAAGGAGGGTTTGATATACATATATCAGCTGTAATCTCTACGGGGACTGGGATTTCTTGAATTTCCGAGTATTTCTCGCCTTTAGTCAGTCTATAAGCTGTGTATTGTTCTTCTTCAAGCACATTTCCATGAATTACAACGCCGTTTATATTTCTGATGGCGAGATTGAATATAAGAAAAGGGATAACCCGTTCGTCAAGCTCTTGACATATAAAACTACAATCTTTGTTTAAATTCCATGCTTGAACCGTCAAAGCACCAGAGCCTGCACACATATCATAAACTTTACCGCCATTCTGAATGCCGACTATGGAGCAAAGTGCTTTTGCAAGACTTTTGGGTGTGTAATCTTGCATTTTATTTTTTCTGTCCGCCATATAATACTGAAAAATCGGCTGAAGATTATCTACCGACAAGTCGGGAAAAGTTTTTATCCATTCGTCAAAAAAAGCGTTTTTAGATGAGAAAAGCACCTGCAATAACTTCTGCGGTGCTTCTTCAACCTTTTCAATTTTTAGCATTGTGGCAAACTTCGTTGCCAACTCTGTAAGTTCCATTATTACCTCTTTCGTGCAAGTTAAAATCAAGTGCAATCAATTGCACACGGGTATAAGAAAACCGCCCTTAAAGAGCGGTCGTCGTATTCAATTTCATTCTTCGTCCTCGTCATCTTCCCATTCAGAAGCGCAGGGAGGTAAACCGTCCGGAGTTATCTTATCAAAATACTTGCACGTATCTTCGACTGTTGCTTTTGTATTTTTTTCTAAATAATCTATGACTTTATCTGCCGTCTGATACTGCTCAGGGGCTTCAAGAAGGCAGATAAAACTCATATATATATCATAATTTTTACGTGAAGCGTCATCGTTTGGTGGGTATATATACTCAGGAATTGTATCTGCAAAACGTTCTATGATACGTTTTTGATATTCTGATTTATATTTTCCTTGCAGTTCTTCTTTTTTCATAACTAATTCTGCCTCCATTTCTTTCGTATAATTATGCCGCCCTCTCCGTCTGATTCTGCTTTATAACGATACTTGCCTTTACTTATATATCCACTTTCCCCTTTTTTGCTACCCGGATAAATTGTATTAAACTCTCCGCACAGCTTTGCATAAGTCTTTGGCTTTACCTGTATACCGCTGTGATTTCTCTGCGGTGACGGTGCATATTTTGTTTTAGCCTGCGGCTTGTAAACCGTTGTTACCGTGCCGTCCTCGCTTACCGTAACGGATTTGATTGCACCGTCACTCGTGCTTCCCATTAATTTTCCTGTTATAGGGTTCTGCAAATAATGTCTTACCTGTATTATACCACCCTCATCGCCGCTTTGCAAGCCCGCATCGTCAATTTTAGCGTGGCTGTCGGTATTCGGCGTGTATATCTGCTTTGTTTTCGGATCATAAAGCACATCGTTAAGTCCGAGTTTGATAAAGTCAAGCCCGAGCGGCGCAAGGTTTTCCTTGAAGCGTATTTCATCCGGCTGTAAGAAGTTTGCCGCAAGACCTATTTGATACGCCTGATAGCGTGTCAGAATATCAGCCTTGAGCAATTCAGAAGTATCTATGACAAAATACTTACTATGCTTCTCTTTCTCAAGAAGCAATGCCCTGTTAAGCGCCATTTCAAACGCAGAAACAACAGGCAGTACGGCTGTCCTTATGCTGTTGATATACGTTCTGTCATCGGCTCTGCCCGACAGCACATCGGGAGATAAGCCAAACAGCATTGCTATTTGCTCTGCATTTGTCACCTTGTTCTGATTTAACTGCATCTCAACGGCGGTGGAACTGCTTTCCTTGAAATCAAGTCCGTTCTGCAGTATCATCATACCGTCGCCGTTGTTGCTATAAAGCTTTCTCCATGCTTCACGTATAGTCTGCATTGCTGACTCGTCTACTCTGTGCTCTGTGCGCAGAAAGCCCTTCTTGTTACCGCCTCTGCGGCTCATCGCCTTTTCAAGCTGTAACATCATATAGCTTGATGTCAAGAGCGTGGGATTCTCGGTAAGTATGCTTACTCCCTTTCCGCCGTCAACGCTGTTACGGCTGAGAATGACAAAATCCCACGGATTGTACACTCTGCCGTCAACGAGCATACGGAGCGTCTTATAAATAGCGTCAGAGTTCTTTTCCACGCTTACAGCACTGTCACGGACGTATCGGAGAGCCGAAACCTCGTTTCCGCTCCGCTCTATGTGCATATATCCCGTTCCGTCAAGGAGCATATCACGGATAACCGCACACTTTATTTCTGTCGGGTTCAGAGTATCGCCCGATTCTTCGTTCAGCAGATACAGGCGGTTATCCTCAGTAATTTCCGCCGCTGTCTGAACTTCATCGTTGCTGTTGTACAGCCTTATTGGCAGGCTTGCTATTGTGCCGGCTATAAAATTAACAGCCGCTGAAACCGCAGGGATCTCAAGCGCCTGTTCCCGTGTTATGTTGCTTATCTGCTTTAGCCCGAAAGCCACTTCAATATCTGTGCCTTCAATATCACGTCTGAATATCTTATCAAACAGCCCCATTATTTGCGCCTCCATGTAATATCTTCACTAAAGCGTCATCTTCGGATTTTTCCGCCTGCTTCGGTATTGCTCTGATAGCGGAAAGCACCGTCCAGCCGTTTTCCTTTTCAATGTCACTCATCATTTTTCGCTTCTGCATTATAATTTTGTCAAGGTCGGCTATCTTCGCAAGAGCTCCGGATATCAACTTTGCCAACTTCATCAGCTCATCGCCCGTTATTTCCTCGTCTGATAAATTATTAAAAGCTATCTCAATCTTCGACAGCACCGCTCTCTGTGTTACTGCGTCTGCTTTGACAGTGTTTACTTCGCTGTACAACTCGCAATATCGGTTGATACTTGCTCCGTACAGTGCATCGTTCTTCTGTATCTTGCTGAGCAGTTTTGTCAGCCGCAGGTACTCCTTGTGCGCTACCAGATCAGCCTTTACACAGTCACGCTCAAAGCACTTCTGCCCTGTGAGCATAGCCGCTTCGGCTTCCTCACGGACTTCTTTTTCTTTCTTTGTCCTGTGTCCCGCACAGTTTTCTATTGTTTTTGCTCCTCTGGGCATATACTCACTCCTCTCAAAGTCATATCGGGAATATATTGTGTAAAGAGGTGGCGGTCAGATGTCAGACCGAAACCCTTCAAAAATCGCAAGGGTAGGGGGGTACACCATATATTGTGGTGCATAGCATTATATCACTATATGTTGTGGTGTGAAAAATCGACGGTACAAGTCATAGTTGCCAGTTCCTGCCTGCTGATACGTCCTCGCTCCGCCGCCTCGTGATGATAGCGGCAAAGCGTTATAAGGTTGTCGTTATCAAGCCTGCGGTCATAATCGACCTTTAGCGGTACAATATGATGCACAGACAGGTCCGTGCTGTTGATAACGCCTGCCGACAGGCACACCCTGCAGCAGTGACCGTCACGCTCAAGTATTTCATCGGCTTTTCTGCGCCATATCTTGCGGTTACGAAACCTGTCGGCTTCGCTGTCCCGTATCTTCTGTGTGTATTTTATCCCGGCTGTGCATTCTCCGGGCTTGTGAATCTTGCCACATCTTGAACATGCTTTTAACATAATTTATGATATAAGAAAAGCACCCTTTGCAGAGTGCTTGAAATATTCTCACCGTCCGCACGAAAGAATCAGAAGAGCGGACGGCTCGACTAAGAAAAAGGAGGTCCAATGGATACTCTTGTACGCATAATTGACAGAAAAGGTGACCTGGCGGCTTATTAGCCGCTCCCCGGTCACTACGCTTTCGCTTCTTTTCTATCGTAATCATACCACAGATGCAATAGGACATTCAAGGACATCTTGCACTCTCAGAAGTGCTTTACCGTGAAGTCGGCATATCTGCTTATACGAGTAGTGCATCTCACAGGCAATATACTCAAATGTCTTACAGTTTATGTACCGTGCTATCAGTATCAGTCTTAACCGCTCGTCAGTCACTGCCGATATAGTATGCTCTATCTCTGCTTTAACACGGATAAGCTCGTCTATCTCTGCGTTTATCTCCTGCTCCAGCGTTGCGATTTTTGCAACAGCCGTACCCACTTTGTCAGATACCCCGCTGCTGTGTCCTCCGCCCGATGACGGTGATATGTTGGTAGCGAGCTCCCGAAGCTGTCGTTGCTGATCTATCTTTTGATTTATGCGTATGTTGATAAGGTGATAGCGTGATAGGTATTCTTTAGCGGTCATTATGTATCACCACCAATTATTTCTTCCTTGATCATAGCAAGATATGTATCGACAATTCTTTCCCATTCCGCAGACGTTTTGTCGATTTCTGCTTCTTTTGCAAACTCTTCAACTATCGGCTTTATGCAGTTCAGAAAAATATAAAACCGTACTACGCTTCCGAGTTTTATATTTTCTTGTATCTGCGCATCTAAAGATCCTTTCGGAAGCGTTATCAGCATATTTACTTCGTTTTTGGTCAAAAACTGATCAATAATTTTACCAAGCGTTTCGATGTTCAACTTATCAAACTTTTCCATTTTCTATACCTCCATAATCCGTATACCTGCGATATAAGCAAGGTCTATATTTCTGCTCTTTGCTATCTGTAACAGCTTTGTAATGCCTGTATCCATATCAAGATACCCTCTTGCTTTGCTTACGCCTATACAGCCTGCATAATCATCAAATACCTGCATAGCCTCATCTGTTGCGTCAAACAGTTTCTTCAGACGATCGTTGCCAAAGCCGAACGCTTCGTTAGCAGCAATGGCAATACAGATACGATACAATGCAAATAACTCCTGCATTTCACCGTGCTTTATTGCGTCTTCGATACTTGCCTTGCTTGTCAGACTGCTTCCTGCGATATGTGATTTCATTTCCTTAGTACCCCCATTCCGCACGAATACTTATCATCCGTGACTTCTGCTTTTCGTATGCAATGCTGTGTTTTTGTGCTGTGATATTTGCAATATCGGCACTTTACCTCGTTGTCGAGGTCATATCCATCGCTAAACGTCTGCTTTTCTGCCGGGCTGTCAAGCTCGATAAGGAACATCAGATTACAAGCACAATGCCATAAATGCGGCATACCGCTTTCGGTATCGTTAATCTCTCCCTTACGATATGCTTCGAAGTGCCGCATAGCCGCCGCTATATAGCGCTGCTTCTCAACTTTCTTCCATGACTGCTCATCGGTATACTTCTTGACACCGTAAGTCCTTATCTTACCTATTGCTTCAATAAGGCTTGGTTCTACCAAGTCGAGCCTTACCTTTTCACCGTCAAACTTATTCTCGTCACCTATCATCCTTAAGTGCCTCTCTTCCGTCGTATATTTTAGCCATTCTCTTGCACAGCTCACAGCCGTGTTTGTTTACCTCGCATAACAACTCGCCTATTGCTTTACCACGCTTAGCGTTGTTTCTGTACGCTTTTTCGTACAGCTGGTACTTGTCAAACTGCTTTACTGCCTGCTTGCGCTCTTGTGCGCCCTGTTCCTTTGTTATCTCGCCCTCACGGAATGCCGCATACGTCAGGCGCATTGATTTATACAATAACCCCTCAGCAAGCGTTGCATCGTCCGGTAGCGGCGTGTTGTGCTTTGCAAGCTCGATTATCTCATCAGCCGTCATCAATCAGTTTAAGCGCCTCCTCCGCTGATCTGCATACCCCAGCGATAGCTCCATAGTTCTTCATAGCATTTAAAAACTGCTCCTGCTGAGGTCTTACCTTGCCTGTTGCCGTTTTTACTTCGATAAATACCGCCTTGCAATCAGACTTTCGATACCCGAATAGATCCGAAAAGCCTTTAGGAAGTCCTGTTGATACAGTTCTTCCGTCCGCTGTGCTGAATACGCCGACATTTGCACGGAAGATAACGCACTTTCCGCTTAACGCAAGGCGTATGCTGTTCTGTATGTCGATTTCTCTTATCTGAACCAACCCCATTCTTTAGCTTTCACATACGCATATCCGGGCTTGTAACCTTTGATTTTTGCGTATGCGTATAGTTCCTGTATACTTCTGCACTGAGTAACGTCTTGATACTCACTCGTAATCATAATCAGCTTTGCTTCCTGCTGTTCCTTGATTTCACGCTGTGTTTTTTCGTAGACATGCCCGCAGTTCGGGCAGACATCGGCAGGCTCGTGAGTAAAATAGCACTCATGACACTGCTTTATCTTGATCTCTGCTTGTGCTTGCTTCTTCGTCGGCGCTTTCGGTTCAAGCGTCCACTTGCGTTCTGCGTCCGGTAGTCCGTGTCTGTGTACGTTTCCCACATGATCTATGATGATAGCTGTCTTACCCGGCTGATACCGCATGCACCGCATAGATTGCTGTATGTACAGAGTTAACGATTTTGTAGGTCTGAGAAGTATAGACACCGAGCAATCCGGAACATCAAAGCCCTCAGATATAAGATCAACGTTACAGAGTATCTTAATCTTGCCTGTCCTGAAGTCTGATATTACCTGTGCACGCTCTGCTTTAGGCGTACTACCGTCAATATGCCGTGCAGGTATACCGGCATCACAGAATTGCTGTGCCATTGCTGTGCTGTGCCTTATCGTTGCGCAGTAGCACACCGCTTTACCGCCGTCCGATAACTGCTTGTAAAACTTGATGACATCACCGTATATCTTAGGTTTGTCCATCAGTAATTCAACATCTTCCGCCGAGTAATCACCACACCGTGATGTCAATCGTGAGCAGTCCGCAAGAGCAGGAGCATAATACCGATATGGTGCAAGTCTATGATTTTCTATCAGCCACTTTGCTGTAGGACCTTCAATGAGCTTGTCGTTTATCTCTCCCAGCCCACCGCCGTTAAGTCGTACCGGTGTTGCTGTAAGCCCCACGCAGTACGCTTTCGGAAACGCTTCGTACACCTTGCGATATGTACTTGCAACACAGTGATGATTCTCATCCGTTATTATCAGTGTAGGGCGCTTAGTATCCTGCAGGTGTCGTGATATAGTCTGCACCATATTGACAGAGCATAAATCCATATCAACACCGTATCCGCTAAACGTGCTGTATATCTGGTCGCACAATTCCTGTCTGTGTACCATAAACAGGACACGATTATGATTATCTGTTGTACGCTTTGCTATCTCTGACGCTATGACCGACTTACCGCCTCCGCACGGAAGGACGATACACGGTCGTTTATAACCCTCACGCCAAGAACATGAGAGATTATCTATCAGAGTGTTTTGATAGTCATATAGTTGCATCATTGTCGATACCACACAGCCAGTCAAGCGATACATCAAGATAACGTGATATTTTATATGCGTTATCAAGTGACGGTATTTTAGTGTTTAAAACTCTTTCATAACTGCAAATAGTTGCCGCTGATACGCCGATAGCTTGCGCAAGCTCGGATTGCTTCAGCTTGCGTTTTATTCGTGCTATCCTTAATCTGCATGAAAACATCTCTTTATCATAATCTTTCATTTCTTTACCTCCTTTGGTTACACCCGTTACACAATAGTTACACCGTAGGTGTAACACCGTGAAACTGCTCTATGACTACGATTAAGACACCTTGTTACACCGTTACACCTAAAAACGCATTTCTCTATAGAGAAAATCTATATAAATACAACGCTAAAATTGTTAATACAGAATATAACGTTATACCCGAAAAAGGTGTAACATGTGTAACATTGCTCTCAAAACCGCTTGTAGAGCCAGTTTAGCTGTTACACGTGATGTGTAACTTTGGTGTATCAGGTGTAACGCTTAAAAATCTATATCGTCGTATTTTTCGTCATCTTCCGACGGAAGCGTCAGATGTACGCATCGTGTACACAGGCCGTTAATCCGCCTATTTACAGTGTTTTTGCCCGCTTTGTCTATCTCGATAAGGCGGTTATCACGCAGATACGATAACAGCGCCTGCGAATTGTAACCCTCATCCTCACACGCTTTGCGGAACACAGATGCGGCAATATATACCTCTCGCCTATCGCCCGAAAGGACACCCCATTGATCAACGGGTTTGTCCGGATTGTATATAAAGCGTGTCGAATTTAAAGCGACAAAACTGCATATATGCTCATACGCTCTTGGATTGACGCTTACGGAAGCCTTAGTCTTCAAAAATTCGGCTACTTCTTCCGTTTTCAGTGCCGTTTCCTGTATGTTCAGCATTTCGCACATCAGCGTGTCCGCTGTGAGTATCAGAGCTGCGCTCTGTGCCTGTTTCTGCATTATGTCATAATCGGCTATCAGCTTCTTTTGATAACTGTCAAACAGCTCCTCAGCGTGTCCGAAGCCGTCTTTTATCAGCTTTTGCACAAACATTTTGCCAAACGCTCCGTAGTTTGCTTTTACCGTGTTTGCAACGTGTCTCGGATCATCAAAAAACTTTTCCTTACACTCAATCTCGATAACTCTGTTTACAGAACCGCCACCGGAGCGTGCTGTTGTAATTGGGCGCTCGCCTGTTGTTATTACTGCGTTTTTCCATTTTGGCACTGCGTCAAGTCCGCCGAGCTTGTTGCCTCTGCTTCTACCTGAGCCTTCGGTCAGCATATATATCAGATTGTCCAGGTCCCGCTTGTCATTGATAATCTGCAGTTCGTCCAGTATGTACGGCAGATTGTTATAAAATGCCGCTGTCTTTTCCATTCCGACGGTTGTAGCGTTAAAAGTCATGATGTAATCGCCTATTTCAGGATTGCCCCAAATACTTGCCGCTGTAATTGCAAGGACCGTCTTTGCACTTTCCGTTTCGCCCCATAAGTGTACCCAGAAGCAGTTACAGCCAAGCGGCTTTACGAGTACGGATGCAAGCGAGGAAGCAAAGACCATTCTGGCCGCTACCGACTTCAAGCGGATATTACGATATATCACCTCATACCACTTGCGAACATCTCCTGCCGTCTTCACGCTGTCATAATGCTTCTTGTACTCAGCTTCGCCGTCAAACGCTATGCTGTCGATATATGGCGCAAAATCAAGCTGTTCATCTGCCTGCGTGATCCAACCCATACGAGTGACACACTCAGTCTCAGGAAGTAACTCAGGGTTAAGCTGTTCGATTTTTGCAAAGTACTTTACAAGCGCTTTTGCACTTTCGGACGTAACCGCTATACCGCTATCCGATAAGTCAACGATCTTGTTTGCTGACGATATTGTCTTCCGGTCAACGATAAGATAGCGGAACGCTCTTCCGCCTCTCGAATAAGCAATTTTTATCTTCTCAACACCCGTGTCGATATTGCAAAGACGCATTATCGGCATAATCGGATGTGGGCAGACAGTTTCGCCGTCAAGTGATACTCCGGTATAGTCGCAGATGTAATTACCGCAGATAAGCTGCACCGGCTGGAGCGGGAAGTTTGTAGCTGTAAAGGTCTCCGAAAGGTTTTTCTCGTATTTTCGGCAATAGTTGCCGAGCAGGGTCATAAAGCTTCTGATTTTAAGCTCTGCCGCCCGCTCGGTCACTCTTGCCTTTGCACGCTCGAATTCGAAAGGATCGTCAATAAAAGCACAGCAGTATTGATATGGTTCAAGTCCGGTGAGAAAATCTTCTTTCGTAAATTCCTCGACCGGCTTTAACTTTTCAATGTCGTCTATCGCCATTGGCTTTTACCTCTCTTGTATCTTAGAATGGATAATCTTCGTCTGTAGGTGTGGGTGCTTCAGGCGGTGGCGCTATCACACTGCCAAAGTTGCCCATAGTGTTGCCCTGATCAAGTGGCTTATCGTCAGGCGCTTTTAAGCCCTCAAGCACAGCACCGACCGAGTGGAACGCCATGAGCTTTACAGCCCAACCGGTAGTACCGTCCTGCTTTTGGTACTCCTCGTTGCGGAACAGACCGCCGACAAGCTTGCCCTTGAAGTTGTCGGCGTACTTATCACCCCACACGAGCTTGAAGCTACTGCTGTTCGATTTCTCGACGCAAGTGTGGAACGTTTTTAAGCCTCTGCTTGCAAGTCCCGTCTTGGTGTCGAGAACAAGCTGATTAACGATACAGCCCCACTTCTTGTCTTTCCTCGTATCGTTGTCGAAACGCTTCTTGAAGTAGCCCGGCTGTTTGTCGCTCTTGTCGGTATCGAGATAGATTTTTATCATATCATCGCCGTTTCTTGAGGTTGTTTCCTCGACCTTAAGAATCTTCATGACGTGACCGCCTACAGCGAGTCTCTCGTACTCGCCGAATTCCTGTACATCTTTGTAACCTTTAGGTTCAATCATTTTCTTTATCCTCCGTTATGTTAAAATATTCTCTGATGGTGTTGTCTACCATCTTTAAGTCGTTGTCTATAGCTGTATCTGCGAACATATCTATAGGCGATTTTTCAAGGCACTTGTCATCCTGCTTGTTCGTCAAGAAAACGTATCTACCGTCTTCATAAACGCTTCTGAGAACCACAGTACACATTCCTTCTATGCAGACTTTTTCATCGAGCAGTTTGCCGATAGTCTTCGGCTTCATGTTTCCACTGTCGTCCGAATCTGTGTGCATCATCACATAGACGATTTTGTCCGGTGGCAGTGCCTTGATATTTTCGAGCAAACTCCAAAACTGATCTGCAACGCTGTTGTAAAAGCTGTATATCTGATTGCCTGTGCCGGTTGCCGAGTGCCCTCTCATAAACTGATTTGTCATCAGATAGCCTGCATCGTCTATCACGATAGACTTCGCTTTACACTTAGCAAGTCCTTTGACTATCGTGTCGTAGTTGTCTGTGCATAAGGTCTTTGGCGGGTTCTTGAACGGCAACGGCTTGCCGATTACGTTAAACACGGCGAAGTCCTGGCAGTGCCTAAGCGATGTACTTTTGCCGCTACCGCTCCGCCCTACAATTAAAACCGGTATACCCATTACTTTATCTGCAGGTTGATCTTGCTCACAAGCCTTGCACCTGCTACCTCCTTTCCTTCGTTTATCGCCGCTTTAATCGCCGTCTTATCAGGCTCAGGCGCTTTATATCTCAGATACTCGTTTGAGAGCTCCTCGATATCGTCTATCTGCACTTCTGAGCTCTTGCGGAAAGACAGCGCAACTCTTGCAGTCTTAAAGTCCTGCCCGCTGAGAGCATCCGACAGCAAACGCTTTAAGCTGTCGATTTTCTTTTCAGCGGCTTTCTGGCGCTCAGCAAAAGCCAGCTTTTCAGCTTTGAGTGCCTCTGCATCTGCCTTGAGGTTTTTAACCCATAAAGCGATGTTCTCGATTTTTTTGTCACGCTCAAGCTGTATTGTCTCAAACGCTTCGATGTCCGTGATTTCGCCCGTTTCCTCGTCTAAGAGCGAGTACAGGCGGGTGTCGATGTCGTAAAGTGATGGCATTATATCTCCTCCGTCATTTTCTTGAAAAACTGCTTTGCCTTTGCTACGAATAGATCGTGATTACTGTCTGCGGAATTATTGTCGATGAACTCGCAGAGCCGTTTTGCCGCATCAATAGCTGTTGCAAGGTACGCTTTAAACGTTTCCTTGCTGTCGGGTACGCTCACCGTAAGCTCCGACTGCTCACGCTTAGCGGCTTCAAGTTGACTGCGGAGTTCTTCAAGTTTCTTTTCATTCTCAGCTTTAAGACTGTTCATTTGCTCCGTATGCTCACGGTTTAAGCGGATAGTGTCCTGTAATGCGTCTTCCTGCACCTTATCAAGCTGCTGTTCATAAGTCTTGCAGATATTATCAAACGCTGTCTTGTCCATAACGCCGTCCTTAGCCGGCTCGACCGCAACTTCAACAGGGCGGTTTTCAAGCTCCTTTATCTCGGCTTCGAGCGCCGCTATCTGCTGTGACAATGCGTTCTTGGCTTTTTCAAGTGATTTTGCCTGCTGTGCGGCGGCGGATGCTTCGGCTTCTGCGGCGGACTTATCAGCTACCGCCTTGTCCTTTTCCGCTCTTATCTGCCGTATCTGCTGTTCAAGCTCACGGACGGAGGTGTTCTCAAGGTCGGTTTTTTCGGTTATTTCTGTACGTTCTTCTTCGGAGAGCTTAGTAAGCAAGTAAAGTTTTGTTGAGCCAATTTGTGACATCGATGTCACAAAATCTTTTGGAAGCTTTTCGGCAGTATCAATCATTCTGTAAACCTGTCTGCGAGTGATTTCTGTTTCCTGTTCGCAGTAATCCTCGAATGTGTTATACCCCAGTTCCTTATAGAGCTTGCTGTCCCTCATCTCTTTAAAACCCTTGCACATCTCATACAGGCTCTGCTGTGCTAGCCGTGCTGAGGTCTTTATTCTGCGATCAAGCTCCTGTGCTTTTGTGTAATTCACTGATAATTCATTCATTTTGTCTTGTCCTTTCGCACCATTTTGCAAACTCTTTTAATTCATCTTCGGTTGGTTCATCTTCAGGTCTTCCTTTATCATATCCGAGTATGCACACTGTATCGAAGCAACAGCCTGATAGATCTTCACTAGTTTCTACCCATTCGGGATAAATACAGTGACCGTAACGGCAACCTTGACAATCCTTGATAACCGGGTCTATACAGCGTGTGGGCTTTTCGTTCATGCTGTTTTCCTCCTTGATTTTGTTTTTGATTTTTTCGCCGCAATACTGTCAAGGTACTGCTGATACATCTTTTCGACATTGATTATTTCCTGTGGTTTTTCCTGTCCGCCGTTTGTAACCCAGTTGTTTTTATAACCTCTGCACTGGACTATTTTATAGTCGTTTGATACCTCCATCGTGTAGTACGGCTCGTCCGGTGCGGATTTTCGGCGAAGAAACATAATTGTCAGCTTGCCGGTTGCGTGTCTTTCGGCGTAGCCGCCGACACAATGGCTTAGCTTCTGACCTTCGGCAACTATTTCGTCTGTGCTGACGGGCTGACGGATAAAGTAATCACCAATCGAAAATTCAAGTATCTTTCGCTTGATCTTCAAAGTGTTCAGCTGTTCGGCCAGCTTAGCGTTTTTCTTTGCTTTTTCTTCAAGTTCCCGTGCCTGTCGCATAGCTTCTGCACGATCATGAGCCGATTTAAGATTTTTCGGAAAGCATATCTGTCTGTCGCCAAAATCGGCATTGAAGCTCTGCATTATACGGACATAATCCGAATAATCGTCGATATTTACATTCTGCTTTAAAATGTACTTCGCAATTTCGTATTTGTCGGTCTTGAGTTTTCTCTTGAGGCTGTCGAGTGTGCCAAATGAATATCCTATATGTTTATTTGTTTCTATAAGACGGTTAAGGCTGGTAATCTTAGGAAATTCTTCTTTTATTCTAAGATAGTCTCTGTACCCGATTTGCCCTTTGCGAATCGCCCGCATAACATCTTTTGTTACGCCGAGCATTTTGTGCGGTTCGGTTTCAGCCCAGTTGATCATGTCTTCGTTGTACTTAACACTGCTATATAAGCCACACTTAATGAGTGCCTCAATATTTTTGTGTGCCTGCCAGAATTTCAGATATGATATGCTTCCGAAGTTCTCACTTATTGCCGAATGAGCACAAGCTGTTCCTTTTAATGCGGGAAAATTAACGAAGGTATAATAATCCCAACAATTTTGAAATACAGGCTCGCCAAATTTTGTTCGCAGCCCCCAGCCTGTCACTACCTTTGCGTAGTAACCGTTTTTACTCTCCCATGCGTATTTAGGACCATAACGGAACGCTTGATTTGCCGTGAACAAATACCGCTGAACCTCATTGATTGCGATATGCGGCATAATTTCACGAGCATTAAAAAACAGCGTAACCGTATAGAAACGTATGTACAGATTATCGGTTTTGCCGTCTGATAAAAACACTCCGACATTTGATTTGCACTCAACAACCGAGCCGTGAAAATTGTGATAATTGTATATCGCAGTGACAGTTTCGCCGCAGTGCGAGCATACGGTAGTCTGTCTGTGTTTGATCGAGCTGTCATACTCACCGGGATACAGCTTTTCTTCGCATGCCGTGCAATATGCTGTGCCGTCATTATCTATAATAAGATACTTAATCGGCAATGTCTTTCTAAGCTCACGTTCAAGCTCTGCTGTAAGCGGCGGGAAAATGTCTGTATAGCTTTCGGCATCTTTTCTTGTCATGCTGCACCTCAGAAGTCGAGCAGGCTGTCAAGGTCAAGCTGTAGCTTGCCGCTGCCTGCTTCTGTGGACGTTTCGTTGTTGCTGAATCCGCCGTCACCGAGATCAAGCGTCATAGTGCATTTGATGTCAGCACCGGGAAAGTAAAACGCTACTGCACGCTTGTATACATCGAGATCTTCGAGACTTGCGCCTGCACCTTTGACCGTTGCCTTGAGGCAGTCGGCAAAAGAATTGCCTGACTGCTCTATGGCCTGTTTAAACTCTGCATTCTGCTCACAGAACTTGCAGATAGTCCTTAAAACAGCGTTTTTTACTTCTGTTTCATACTTGCCGAGCTTTGCGTCTTTCAGTTCGGCTGTAAGTTTTTCTTTGATACTCATATTGACTTTTTCTCCTGCCAGTGTTATACTGGTCTTGCATAAATATTTGTTTTTGCCGCCTTCGGGCGGCTCTTTTTTTATTCTTCTTCGATGTCCTCAACATCATATTCGCACTCCGGACAACACGGTAATGTTTCCCAAGCCGGCGCACCGTGACATTCTCCTCGATACTCGGTGTAATGTCCGAGCTCTGATGCTGAGCCTGTCCAGTCGCAATGCTCACATTTATACATCTCGCACCTCTTTCATCTGCACTATGTATCGCTTGTCGCTTAACGTGAACCTTACATCACATACGTTCTCGACATTGTCTGCGAAAACGCCGTCAATCTTTGCATCGCCAAATACTCTGACAAAACGCTGCAATTTTTCGAGGCTTGCTGTTGCCGACATATCAATGTTGCCAACAGGTGCAGGGATATGCTCGTGGTTTTCTACCGGCTTTTTCGGTTCTGCTGTCGGAACAGACTTGATTAAGCCTTTCTTTTCCCAGTTCCATATGTTGTTTTTGGTTGTTATCGGGTTGATCTTGTACTTCTCCGCTATCTCATTAGCACTCAGACCGCTTTCGTAGTCCGTTATAATCGATTCTTTCAGTTCCTGTGTCATTTGTCCCTCCTGCTTTAGCATATCAACGTACTTACCGTACGACATTCCGTGTTTTCTTGCTTCTGCTGCGACTTCTTCCAGATCGTTCATCTTCTTTATACTCCCTCCTAAGCTGTAACATTGCCAGTGTGCCCTTGTACCACTCTTTGAGGAGCAGTCCCATCAAGCACCACACCGCAACGGTAATCATCGCTACGGGTAACATTTCGCCACCGATAGCGAGGTATCCACGCTCTTGGAAAGCCGCATTCATAAACAGCAGAGCCGTTATATTGCACGCAAGAGCCGTTGTAATTATCTGTACTGCCCTTGCGAGTATGTACAGGATAACTTGTTTTTTCATCATGCGGTCACCTCGCTATATACGATGATTGGTACAGCTCTCTGCTTTTCATCAAATTTCCATGACTTTTCGCATTTGTACAGTTTTTCGCAGTTTGTTTCTCCGTCATCCTGCACGGATAGCACCGCTAATCTGACATCGCCGACATCTTCATCTTCGAGAAGACCTCGACTTTTTATGAACTCTTCGCATTCGCCGACTGTGTCTGCACGGAGTATTTCGTATGCATCATAGGCGCTAGTGTCTATCTCTACGCTGTAGATTTTCTTTGCCATTGGTTTAACCCTCCATGTAATTCCTTAGTACTGTTTTCTCCACAAACCAGTACTTTCCTACCTTCTTTGCACCGGGTATCTTGCCCAGTCTACAGTACCTTGTGACTTCAGGTATCGTGATACCCATAAGCCCTGCAAGGTACTCCTGCGACAGCATCACGGGCAAGAAGTCCCAGTTGCGTACTTGCGTCTTAATGCTTGCCACTGTGTACCTCTTTTTCCTTGCGTCTTACGCTGTCTTGTCCTTTACCTTATCGCCGTATGCCATCGATATGGCAAGCAGCTGCGCCGCCGTTGCGTTTATCAGTGCGGCGGCGAGTTTTTTCTCGTGCTCTGGAAGCTTCTCATAAAGCTCGGTTGCGATTTTTACGTCATCATTTTTTGGCATATTTATACCTCCTTTACATTATTTTCTCGCTGTGGTATAATCACCTTGAAAGGAGGTGATTATATGTTTGAGATAACCGGTATTGACGAGTTTCAAAAAGAAATCGCCAAATTTGAAGAACGTCTTGATAAGCTTTCGGAAAAAACATCAATCAAATTTTCTGAAATGTTTACTTCCGAGTTCATGTCACAGTATACTGATTTTGCAACTCTTGACGAAATGCTTGACAATTTCGGATATGCGGATTTCTCTCAGGAAGAATTTGAAGCAATACCTGATGATGAAATCAATGCAAAAGTTGCAAGCCACACAAAGTTTTCTACTTTCCAAGAAATGCTTGATAAAGGTTGCGAACTGTACTGTGAGCGACAGCTTATGATTTAATCTTCTACCTTAAGCGAGCCGATGATCTCCTTTACTTCTTTAAGTAAAGAGAGTAAGCGGCTCACTTTTTCTTCTGCCTCGTCAAGGGCGCTTGTGTCAACGTTTATCGTCAGCGGCTTCATGAACTCACCTCCTTGCTTTATCTACCTTTCAATGATATAATGTTAATATCTTATATGGAAAGGAGTGACTGATTTGAATACATTTTGCCCGTTTCTCAAAGATGCCTGTCGCACTGACTGCGTGTTCAGAGTTCGTGAAACATCAGCAGATGAAGAAACTATAACAGTTTGCCGACTGGTTTCTTCTGCCGCAGTAAATTCCGAACTATGCGACATAATCATCAAAGAGAAGAACTCAGAAAACGAGCGGTAAAATCCGCTAAGTAATCTTCTTCCGGCACCGTTGCTCTTTTGCGGAGTATCTTTGAGCAAAAACTCAAGATTTCTTCCGCTTCTGCAACGGTGCATTTGTTTTCAGCAAGAATATTAAGTATTACCGCTGATGTCTTAACATTTTTCTCTGTTACGTTCATGTTCTCACCTCGCTTTCTGTTGTTTTACATCTTAGTAACTTTACAAGTTACTTTGTTAGCAAAAAAAATAGAGCAAGGCTCAGATATTTGCAAAGCGTCTATTAACTTTTCCATATCATCACTGCCAAATATGCCTTTTTTCATTTTTCTTGAAAATGTTCTTTCTGACATATCAATCAGTCTTGCAACGTCAGCCTGCCTTAGCCCTTTTGCTACCCACATAGCTCTTAACTTATTTGTGTCTACCACGTTCTCACCTCCGTAACTTTTTAAGTTACTCTGATTATATCACGTCTTTTGTAACTTGTCAAGACACTTTTAGCACTTTTTTTAACTTTTTTGTCTTGACAAGTTACCGTATTAAGTATATAATATATACAAGGGGTGACAAAAATGACTATAGGCGAAAAAATAAAACTACTTCGTGAAGAAGCTAAATTATCGCAAGGAGAACTTGCCGAAAAAGCTAACACGACCAAGCAAAACATTTATAAATACGAGAAAGGAATTATTACTAACATTCCTTCTGATAGGATTGAGCTGATTGCTAATGCACTTAGCACTACTCCTGCTTACTTAATGGGTTGGAATGAAGATTCATCGGACGCTCTTGTTAATGATGACGAGGAACTCACTGAATATCTTGAAGAACTAAAAACCCGTCCGGAGCTTAGGATGATATTTTCACTTACCAAAAATGCCACTAAAAAAGATGTAGAAAAAGCTGCGAAAATAATTGAAGCATTGTTGTCTGAAGGTGATGATAATTGAGAATTGAGTGTGATATTGACGGCGTTTATATTTATACAGCAGATTTACCGTCTTCCGTCAACGGTGTAACTGTGATAAAAAACGGTGATTACATTGTCTTTATAAATCAGAACAAGTGCCCTGCTAAACAAAAGTTAGCTTTAAAACATGAATTAAAGCATATAAGCAGAGGTCATTTGTATTCTGATATAAAATTTGTTGGAGATTGTGAAAATGAGGTGCAACAATGAATATACAGGAACTGAACGATTACACAATAGTAGACATTGAAACAACAGGCTTATCACCGGACAAGGATAATATCATCGAAATCGGTGCTTTGCGTGTTCGTGATAATAAAATCGTTGCTGAATTTTCTCAGCTTATAAAAGCGAGCAAGCCGTTGTCAAAAACTATTTCTCAGATTACCGGCATAACAGATGATATGTTGGCAGATGCAAAAGAGCTTGACGATACCCTATCTGATTTTCTGCGATTTGTTGATAATGATACGGTCGTAGGACATAACATTGCATTTGACGCTAATTTTATCAGTAAAAAATGCGTTGCTTGTGGGCTTGATTTTAAAAATGATACATATGATACTTTAGCTGTGTGCAAGCAAGAACACCCCGATGTCAGCCACAAACTCGAAGATATGATAATACAGCTCGGAATAAAAGATAGCGGTATACATCACAGAGCTCTTGCTGACTGCTACCATACTCACAGCTTAATGACAGCATTGAAAAATCATTCCGCTCTTGTATTTGAAATAAAGCCGCCGAAGCAAAGAGTACTGAATCCTATCACAAAAGGGTTACAAACATTGCACGGCATATTGATAGGCATAACCTGCGATGACATTCTGACACAAGAAGAACTGTTAAGACTTGAAGAATGGATGAACAATAACGAACAGCTTGCAGGTAATTACCCATACGACATTATAAATAACGCAATCTGGAAAGTAATTGAGGACGGAATAATAGAGCAATCCGAGCTCGATTATCTCCTCGAATTTTTTAAAGCACAAATCAATCCGCTTAATGCAGAAATAGGAGCCGTTGATATAGAGCTTAGCAACAAGTCTATCTGTCTGACCGGTGATTTTGATTATGGAAGTAAGCAAGAAGTACAAGAAAGATTGTCTGAAATAGGTGCTACGGTAGTTAGTAGCGTTACAAGAAAAACCGACATTCTTCTTATAGGCGAAAAAGGTTCTGACAGCTGGTCTTGCGGAACTTATGGCACTAAGGCAAAGAAAGCAATTGAACTCAGAAGCAAAGGCTATCCGATTATGATACTAAAAGAAAAGGATGTGCAGTTATGATAGAGCAGGTAGCATTATTTGAAAATGAACCCGAAGATTTAGATTGTAAAACTACTTTAGAAAACATAATAGTCACAGTTTCAGCAAAATGGAAATGTTCAAACGGGCTTTTCAGCATACAGGAAAACAAAAGCAAGGACAAACTTACCGGGTATTCAGTCTATTTTGAAAAATGTCTTTTCTTCAAAGTGAATACAAAATTCACGGTAATTTCTTGCAATAAAAGAGTTTATGATACGCTTGAAATATCTCCTGCAGGTACAAAATTGCTGAAAAGCCCTCAGAATTTCATACAATGTACATTCCACACACAAAACGAAGCTGTAAAAGTTGCTGAACTTATTACTGATGAGAATGTCAGAATATTTGAGCCAACAGAGCATTTTGGATGTTGCGGATTATATTTGAAGTGTTCAGATGCTAAAAAGTGCTTGCACCCGGATATAATCCGTTCTAAATCTTGCTATTACAAAAAGAACTTAGAAAGCGGCAAGATATTCTACGGTAAAAACGCAAATATATGAATATTTCATGCCACTAAAGGCGGGTACATAGGAGGTCAAAATGGCACGGATAAAAAACAAAGCCCGTGATGACGGGCGCTTGCAGTCTAAGGTGTACATCGGCACCAAGAACGGCAAGAAACAGTATAAGTATGTGTACGCTACAAACGCAAAAGAGCTTGAGCAGAAAGTACAGGAGCTGAAAACAAAGCTGAACAAAGGTCTTGACCTCACGGCCGACCGTGATACTTTCGGCTACTGGGGCGAGAAATGGCTGAAGTTGAAAAAGATAGAAGTATCGGCAGGAAGATATGTCACTTACTGCGCTCGGTACAAAAACCTTGAACCGCTGTACTCGATGAACATCTCGAAAATCAAAGCTACAGACATCCAGGACATTATAATCGACTGCGCCACAGAGCCGTCAGAGCGTACCGGAAAACCGTATGCAAAGAAAACACTTATCGAGATACGCAACACGGCAAGTCAGATCATAAAGCTTGCAATACAAAACCGTGTACTCGACTATGACTGCGCCGAAGCGGTCAAGATACCGAAATCTGCGGAATCGTCTACCCGCCGAGCTCTGACGGAAGAAGAACAGTCCTGGATAACCGATACTCCCCACAGAGCTCAGACGGCCGCCATGATCATGATGTATGCTGGCCTGCGCAGAGGTGAGCTGCTTGCTCTGACTTGGCAGGACATCAATCTTGAAGAAGGTACTATATCGGTCACAAAGTCTGTGGAGTTAATAAAAGGCTTGCCACACATAAAGCAGGGCGGTAAAACAGATGCGGCCACAAGGACCGTGTATATCCCTCGCAAGCTGATCAGCTACCTGCAGAGCACACCGCACGATCCTCTCGGTCTGGTATGCCCGACAGTAAAAGGCACACCGATGACCGATACAGCGTGGCGCAGACTGTGGGATAGTTATCTCGCAGATCTAAACATAAAATACGGCGACTGGTCCGGTTGTATGCAGACAGGCGGGAAACGCCCGGCGAAGCACGCACCTGTAGAAAAGCCGTTTTTGATACCTCGTATCACTCCGCACTGGCTTAGGCACACTTTTATCACCATGCTATATATGGCGGGTGTGGATGTGCTCACAGCAAAAGAGCAAGCCGGGCATGCTGATATATCGACTACTATGTCTATATATACGCACCTGGACGAGAAGTACAAGCGTAAGAGTATATCAAAGCTGGACGAGTACCTTGAGAGTATAAGTTAATAAGCGGGGGTGTCAAATGGGGGTGTCAGAAAATTTGTATTTCGCATAGTAAAGCTGTTTGTAAGCATTTTGTTTGTGCGTTCGGGACGCAGAGGTCGCAAGTTCAAATCTTGTCACCTCGACCATATTTCTTTCAAACCGCATTTTTATGCGGTTTGTTTGTTTATTACCGGTGTCTTCTCTGCCATGCCGTTATCGTCCGTCTGCTTGTTTTCGGCGGGCTTCTCTTCGGGCTTGGGCTCGTCCTTCTGCTCCGCTGCGGGAGCAAGCTTCTTCTCCTCTTCGAGAGTTTTCTTTTCGGGTTCCATTGCTTTTCCTCGCTTTCTTTGATTTTGGGTATAAAAATACCGCTCTCGTGGAGCGGTAAAATTATCAGTCTTTATTTGTAAAAGTAATCGGTATAATCATTTCCGGCAGAAAATTCATTTCATAATGATATTTATCAACGTAAGCACCGCTTACGTCTTCCACTGTGTACATTGTCCAGTCATTCAAATACACATAATCAACCTTGTACACGTTCGGAGCAACTTCTATCGTTACAACCAGTTCGTTTGCTTCGTTGTTTGAAATAGAAAAATTACCAATAAGCTCAAGCACTGGTTTGTCGCTCCTTGCATTGATAACCGACAACCGCCTTGTCACATTGAAGTTATCGGCTTCTTTCTGCACATTGTACGTCACTCTGTCAGCTTCCGTGCAACCACACAGAAGAACCGCCGTCAGTATAAATCCGGCTCCGGAAATAATGATTTTCTTAATTTTGTTCATACTAAAAATCCTTTCGTTCGTATTTTAGATATAAAAATACCGCTCCAAAAGGGGCGGTAAAATTATTAAGTTTGCTTGTATTTGCACCGAACTTCACAAAAAACGGCTGTTTTTGTGAAGTTGGTGTTCAAGTCAAGTGCAATTGATTGCACACGGGTATAAGAAAACCGCTCACTGCTGTGGGCGGTTTTATGAGTTCATTTTTTCCTCCCAGTCTTTTCGGGTTTCTTCATCCCAGTCATCTTCTCCAGAATTTATAGCCTTAATCAAATCGGATTTAGCTTTTTCAATTAATTCTCTGGGAATACGTACATTCGCATTACCTTTCATATTATCACCTCTAAAGTTATAGTTGTCCCATCAACATCCAAAATGCTATATTTAAGATTTTTATCGAATAAAAACTCTCTCTGATTTGGATATTTGCTCAATAATTCAATATACGCACCCTTGCTTCCTTTCTTAGCAAATATAATTAAATTATAATTACCGCTTATCGCACCTGATTTAGTTACTGCTGAACTAACAAACTGCTTAGGCTCATATATATCGCCAACTTTCATTCCTTCCACAGGATTGTAATTGACAGAACGGTAACAGATAATGTCGTGCTTTAACTCAAACTTCGCTATCGCACCCGATATAACATCAGAATAATATTTCAAAGTGTCATCTTCGGGAATATCCCCACGAAGCATTGAATTAAGTCTTGCATAGAACTTATCGTCTTTGGGATCTCCGCTGTTCTTCGTGTACTTCTTGATTGCTCTGACTTCTTCTGAGGACAGACGGTTAATCCATTCCTTTGAATCTTCACGCAATACAGGGACAACAGTATCTGCCGACAATGGCTCGAAAACTGTTTCTTCCTCTATTATATCACTTTCATCCGAATTGTCAACAGTATCATCTGTAAAATTCTGTACGTCTTCTTCGCTGTCTGTCGCTGTTTCAATAGGCTGTTTTACAGTTTCCTGTACGTTTTCTGTCGTTTCGGCAGTTTCAACGGCTTCATCGGCTTCATCAGTCATAGCCGCAGTCGGCGTATCGTCTGTGTCTTCGTTGCTCTGAACAGGCTTTATAGGCTCAGGCTGTACAAAATTCATTGTGTTTTCGTTATTTTCCGGCTTAGAAACGTTATTTTCCGGCTCGGAAACGTTATTATCCGGCTGAGGAATATTAGGCTCTTTATTTGTCGGAACAGGATTTTTGCTTTCGGTATCGGTAGCTTTAACAGGCGCTTCTTCCGTTCTCGGTGCTTCCTGCTTCGGCTCACCCTTACCGCTGTAGATCTTCTCCCTTGAATAATCTCTGCGGAGAACATCGTCATGCTCTTTGATAAATTCTCTGAGCTTACCTTGCTCCTCACGGAGCTTACGCTTATACTCCTTGACCTTCTTCTCGTCCTGCGTGCCTTCAACCTTGCGTTTGAGCGCTCTTATCTTGCGCTCCATAGCCCGTTGCTTTTCTTCAAGCTCTCGCTGTTCCCGTATCTTCTCGGCAGGAATCGGCTGAGGTATCTTTGTAAGCCCCTCTATGTATTGCCCCATAGTATGACGGCAGTTAGGGTGGAACAGCCCGCCTCGGATTGCCACAGACAACAGCATAAACCACTTGTCACAATAGTTTGACTTGCCGAAGTCGCCGCTTCTCTCGCCGTTCCATATTGTGAATACATCATCAATGTAAACCTTGCCCTGATACGGCTCGCAGGTTTCTGAGCAGCCTCCGTACTGCGATATAAGCACGGTATCATATCCAAGCTCCCCAAAGCGTTTAGCCGCACCCTGCAACGTACCACCACTTGCCGTCCTCCCCCTGCTGTAAGTTCCGCTCCCACTCGTCAAAGTCAACATCTGCGCCTATCTCATCGCCCAGTTCGGCAAGCTCTTTATCAAGATCCTCCTCGCTCGGCAGAACAGGGAGCGTTGTAGAACGGCAGAACGGGTGCATAGGCGGAAGATTTACACCTGCCTGTGCACTGTTACGCTTGAACACCTTACCGTCAAGCTCACGGCATAGATCACTTGTGCGGCTGTCAAGGCAGGCGGAAAACTCGTATTCGTCAATGTCAAGCTCCTTGTAGCCGTACAGCTCCGCCATATTCGCAACGCAGGTAGTTTCCGTCCGGACAAGCCTGCGTGCCTCGAAAGCGCCGACACCGCAGCGGCTCATTATATCGTCCGCCATATGCTGTTCGGACTTTCCTGCCATAATACCCACAAGCATATCGTGCTTCAGCCCGTCTGCAAGTGCGTTTGTGTTATCCCAGACACGCTGGGAGAACATCTGACCGCTCCAGTTGGTAGACAGGATAACTTTAACACGGCTTTCGGGAATTAAATCAAAAGCCGCACGGTAATCCGCACCCTTCGTCACATCGAAAACCGTCTGCATATACGCATTCTGAATTATATCGCCCAGATGCTCTGTATCAACGCCTATTTCGGCGTTTGCAAGGCGTCAACGTTGCGTTTTTTTCATCCATAACGATTTTCATTTTTGCAAAACGGGTAATATAAAAACAGCACCGTGAAAGTGCTGTTTAAACGTTAATATGTAAATCTTATATCAAACTAAATCTAATATGTCAAGTAAGAGATTTTTAAAGTTGTCTATATTAGGATAAGTATGTGTCTACTCATCACCACCATAAGCCTTGTTTCTTTTATCAACTTTCGGATCAATCGTTGATTTGTCAAAAACAAAGGAGCATTCGCCGTAATTTCCGTGTCCCATATCAGATTTTATAACCGCTATAGACGGCATCGGGAAACCACCGAGCTTCAGTGACTTGGCGAGTTTATCTGTATAGATATTGTATACAGCTATGAGATTATCTTTTTCTTCAACTGGTTCAGAGAGAATTTGTTATTGCTACCGTTTTTGTCATTTTCAAATACCTCAACATATCTGTTGTAATTTTTGTAATCACTCTTCTGAGCTTCACACTTTGCTTCGATTTGCTCTGTCGATAAGAAGTTATCCGGCACATATTTTAAAAACCTTTTGTCACTGGGGTTGACATTTGCAAAAAGTTGTGATAAGCTAATAATAGAATCAGCTACCAGCGGAGTAGAGTCGGTCGTTGAGCCGAGAAGACTCTCCGTTATGACGGCTGATTTTTTTATTTTGCTTAGTATTACATTCAAATATAGCCCATTTGGTTGATTTTCAAAATTTTTGACTTCTAATTGTACAGGAACAACATTTGAATTATCACTAAAGGCAGATATCAGCACATATGTTTTCTTTAAGCTAAAAAAGAGGTGATAATATGATAAGGCTTTGCAATTTTATAGAATACGGGTGCAACAATGGAGTGTCGATAAAAGACTCCGCTTGTCAACAATCTTATCCTGAAAAGCAAAAGATTGTTTCGTACTTAAAGAATGAAGGTAAGTGTATAATGGTTCAAGCAAAAATTGCAAAAGATAGGCTTACCAATGAACGAATAAGCGGATTGTTCGGTCTTGAGCTTTTCTCCGATGGGAAATACTCATGGTGGAGTGACCTTGCGTATCATGTTGACAAATATAATCTCAGATTGCCAACAGAATTTGAGAATTATGTGCTAAATCTCGCAAAAAAGATTTAATTTAAAAACACCCTTTCGAGGGTGTTTCAGACTTTTTCTACAAACTGAAACGCCCGGTTTTATTCCGGGCGTTTGCATTCTGGATATTTGGGATACGTACTACTTAGTCTTCCTTCCAGTAAAAACATCCGTTTCTGTCTGACGGATTGTTATATCCGCCGTATCCACCATCACAGTGTACTCTGCCATACTGGTCCTTATCGTTCCAGTCGGCATAGCGACAATCACGGCAGTTACCGAAGAATGTACCCTCAGGTAATCTGATTTCTGTTACTTCTTTCATGCTATCACCTCCTTTTATACAATAACAAGTTCATCTTTCGTAATTTCAATTGTTCTTCCGTTTCGTACCGCAATGAACGGAACTATCTGCTTTTCCGGAAGCACGACCAACGGAAAGTATAAGTGTTCGATGCTTGACGGCATACATTCCATAATGGTATTGATATAGCGTATATCACCCTCGGACAATGTACTGACACCGAAAAAGTGCGTATGGAATATCCCTCTGAATGCAATTTCTTCCCTTTGCCATGCCTTTATTGTCGTGTTCAGCCTGGTGACATCCGGTGAATAGAAGCATCCACAACCGCTGTTACGCCCATCATCAAGCTGATACCTGCTTATTATGCCGTCTGAGCTTCCGAGAATGCCTCCTATTTCAGGCGGTTTCACCGGCATTGCATTCAGAATACGTCTACATACACCGTCTGTTATCTTCATACAGTTACCAGCCTTTGATCAAAAGCTGAACCAGCTTGATTATTCCCGTAATAATGATACGTGCAAATTCTATGTACGCAAACACAAATGCACCGAGAATTATAAACACGACCTTCATCCATGTTTTCTTGGGATCGCTGAAAAACCTGCCGAGCTTGTTGTCTGCAAACCTTGCCGCACCGATAAGTCCGAATGCAAAATAGCAGAAAACAAATACTATAATCAATATCGTACTAAGCGAAAAATCCATTTTGTCAATTCTCCTTTAGATTTAAATCAATAGCGCCATCCACCCGAACGATCCTTATACTGCTCTCCGGGGCTTCTCCAGCTGCCGTCTTCATCAACATAATCATCGTTCACCGAGCGCCATGCACCGGACGCATCAACGTAGTCCTCGTCCGGCGATCTCCATGATCCTGAGTAATCAATATAATCCTCATCGGGCGTTCTCCACGCTCCGGATGCATCCATATACTGCTCTTTTTTCCATCTTGGCATTACTTTTTTCCTCCTCTCATTTCTTCCAGTGCTTCATAATATTCATCGCACAGACAATCTATAAATGCGTCATCTCCTCCGTCAACAAAGCTGTCACAGGTATGCCACACAGGATTGAAGTCGTCGGGAAAATCAACATTCATTGCTTTGCACCAATGTATGCGTTCTTTTGTCTTTCCCGGCTTGCCTGCACGATTTGCGCAGTATTCGCAAGTGTGTTTCGATTCGTTATCGCGAGTATATCTGAAATTATTGTAATACATCACTTTCTTGTAATCCCGTATATAATATTCGCAGATATTACCCGGTACGGCTCTCATCTGGTGCCTTACACAGAAATTTTTCCTGATGCCGATACAATTCTTTTTGGTTGCATAGAATATACACATCAGGCAGCACTTTTCATTGAACATATGCTTCACCCTTTGTCAAGTTTATTTGTCATTATTACCATCTGTATTGCCGTTATCGTAACTGTGAGCTTGCTTAACCAAATCGCACATTAAATTTATCGTTGCTTCTTTTCCGCCGCTTTCATGATACAGGCAAACGGCTGTATGCGGCGAGAATTCCTTGCAGAATGTTATGTTCAGATACCGGCATTTGTGATACAGCACATGACCTTCTAATATTCCCTCTCTGTAGACACAATTGCCACATTCGTACTTTTTATGCGGATCGCGTGCTTTGAAAAGAGCGTATTCCAGTACCATGTCATCATCCTGAACAAATTTCTCGCAGCAGAAATTCTTTTTCACCTTAGCGCTATTATGTACGGCACATAAATATGACGTTCCGATAATACCGTGTCTGACTTCTGCATTCCTGCAGAATCTGCACTTTTGCGTATCAAGCATAGATTTTCACCTCTGTTTATTTTGCTATCTCCTATTATAGCTTTAAAAAATCAAAAAGGTGGTTTTCATACACAAAATGCACTTTTTATGTCATCAATTGCAGTTACAACTCGTTTTTTGTCAAAAAAAATAACGATAGCAGAAGCTGATAAAGCAACTTCTGCTATCGTTGGATATGGGAATAAGGAAGACATCTTACGGCGGAAAATGCCGTATAAATGTGATTACATAAGTATTATAGCAACAAAAAACGCTAACGGCGGTATTTTGTCATAA